ATGCCAAACGCCACCAGCCAAAAAAATCCAGCCCCGAAGGACTGGCACCGCGCTGACGTGAAAGCGGCCCTGGACAAGGCCGGCTGGTCCTTGCGGCAGCTGGGCATCCACTACGGTTACAGCCAGAAGTCCTCGCCCTTGGGGGAGGTCTTCCGCAAGCCGTGGCCGAAGGTCGAGCGGATCATCGCCGCCGCCATCGGTGTGAAGCCGCAGGACATCTGGCCCAGCCGCTACGACACCAAGGGCAATCCCAACCGCCGCATGGGCCGAGCGCCGAAGCGCCCCGCCCACATCAAGCCCGATCAGGGTAGCACCGGCGTGGACAGCGGCAATCCGCAAAAGGCGGTGCGCTGATGGACACGCTCCCCCTTCGCGCCGTCGACATCGCCCGCCTCCAGCTGGCCGTTCTGCGATCCCTTGAGCTGCTGGCCGAACTGGGGGACACCGCTGAGCAGGCAATCGCGCCCCGCGGCGCGGTCTCCCGAGTGAGCAGGCTGGCCGCCTACGGCGCGGACATGCCCGTCCTGGCAGAGGCAGTAAAGGACCTGCGCGATCACGCGACGCGCCTGTCCTTCCGTCTGGACGCCATCCACGCCAGCGCCCACACGCGCCGAGACGCCCTCAATGCGGCACTGGCGACCACTGAATTACGCCTGGCCCGGGCCAATGGGTGGGGATTGGCCGGTCCGTGCCCCGCGCGCATAGCCGCAAAAACACCGGCAGCCCAGGCAGAGGTGAGCCGCGTCGCGGCGGGCAGTGCGGCTGTAACCGCATCGCTGACAACTCCCACCTGCGGGCTCGGGCGGCGGCCAGTTGGTGGGGGTATCGGGTGATGACACGTCGTCGCGCTGATACCTCCACCCGCGACCTGTTCGCGATCCCGCGCCCAGCGCCCATGACGCCGGGGACGATGGATTTCCGCACGCCGGTCGCGCACCTGGTGGGCAACATGCTGAAAGACGCCCACGCGGCTGGCTTGGACCGGTATGACGTCGCAGCGCAAGCCAGCAAGCTGGCCGGCCGCGAGGTCTCGAAGGCGACACTTGACGGCTACACGGCCGAGAGCCGCGAGGAATTTAACTGTCCCCTGTGGTTGGCGCCGGTGCTGGAAGTGGTGTGCAAGAGCACCGCCCTGGCCGAGTGGCACGGCAGCGTGGTCGGCGGCCAGCTGATGCTGGGCGCAGCCGCGATCGACGCCGAGATCGGCCGGCTGGAGAGCGTGCGGCTGAGCGCTGCCGAGGAACTCAAGAAAATGCGCGAGCTGCGCCGGAGGGTGCGGTGATGGCCGACGGGGACCTGCGGCACGAGGTCGTGGACCTCGCTGCGATCGCGTGTGCCGTTGGCGTGACCAAGCGCGCCATCGAGATGCGCGCCACACGCGACCAATGGCACTTCGAAGCCAAAAAGGTCCGCGGTGGGGTGAAGCGCTATTACACGCTCCGTACCCTGCCATCGGATATCCAGGCCGCTGTGCTGCTGGATCGAAAGCCGGCAGTCGAACGCGCAGAGAAAACTGCTCCGAACGAGGGGCAGATCAAATCGGCCTGGGCGCGCTATGAGTCCGTGCCGCAATCGCTGAAGGATATGGCCCAGCGGCGGCTGAAGGCGCTGCTGGCTGTGGAATCCCTGGTACAGCAGGGTCACCAACTCATGAATGCGCGCGCGGTGGTCGCAGCGCAGCTGCAGCGAGAGGGTGTGCGCGGCGGCAGCGTTCCTAGCCTGGGCCGGTGGACCGCAGCCGTCGCTGGCGTCGAACGCCAGCACTGGCCAGCGCTCCTGGTGCCCGACTACGTCGGCCGCACCGCGACCAGCGAGATCCCGGCCGAGGCCTGGGACACGTTCAAGGCCGATTACCTGCGCGTGGAAGCCCCTACGGCCACCAGCTGCTACGCGCGGCTCCAAAGGGTGGCGCGCGTCAAACAGTGGACGCTCCCCAGTCTGGCGACCTTCAAACGCCGCATCGAGCGCGAGCTGCCTCGCGGCGTGCTGGTGCTGGCGCGCCAGGGGCGCGAAGCCTTCGACAAGACGTTCCCGGCGCAGGAGCGCGATCGCTCCATCTTCCATGCGCTGGAGGCAGTCAACGCCGACGGCCACAAGTTCGACGTGTTCGTGCGCTGGCCGGACGGCACCGTCGCGCGGCCCATCATGGTGGGCGTGCAGGACCTCTACAGCGGCAAGCTGCTGGGATATCGCATCGCTGAAACCGAGTCGGCGGACCTGGCGCGCATGGCCTTTCGAGACGTGATCGAGCGGTTCGGTATCCCTTCCAAGGTCTGGTTGGACAATGGCCGCGGCTTCGCCAGCAAGATGCTCACCGGCGGCACGGCCAACCGCTTCCGCTTCAAGGTGCGCGCGGAAGATCCCACTGGTGTGCTGACCGGCATGGGCTGCGAGATCCACTGGGCCACGCCCTACCACGGCCAGGCCAAGCCGATCGAGCGCGCCTGGCGCGACCTGTGCGATACCGTGGCCAAGCACCCGGAGTTCGCCGGCGCCTACACCGGCAACAAGCCGGATGCGAAGCCTGAGAACTACGGCAGCCGCGCGGTGCCGCTGGATGTCTTCGTGCGCGTCCTCAATGTCGAGATCGGCGCGCACAACGCCCGCGAGGGCCGCAAGACCCGCGTCGCCGCCGGTGCCAGCTTCGACCAGGTCTTCGCCCACAGCTACGCGCAGTCGGTCATCCGCAAGGCGGCGCCCGAGCAGCTGCGCCAGCTGCTGCTGGCGGCCGAGGTGGTCACGGCCGACGCGCGCGACGGCAGCGTGCGCCTGTCCGGCAATCGCTACTGGGTGGAGGCCCTGGGCGCGCATGCGGGTCAGAAGGTCACCCTGCGTTTCGATCCCGATGCGCTGCACACGCACGTGCACGTCTACACCCTGGCCAACGTCTACATCGGCCAGGCCGAGTGCATCGCTGCGGTGGGCTTTGCGGATACCAGCGCCGCGCGCGAACACGCCCGCGCCAAGAAGCAATACCGCCGCGCGGCCAGGCAGCAGCTGGACGCGGAGCGCCGGATGGATATCGCCCAGGTCGCCGACCAGCTGCCGACCGAGGCGCCGGCCGACCTGCCGCCGGCTGGCGTGATCGCGCCGATGTTCGGCAGGGCGCGCCCGCTGCCTGGGGCTGAGCCGATGCGTGCCACCGGCACAGACGACGCGCGTCATGCCGCCTTCGGAAACCTGATGGAGCGCCTGCAGCAACAGCAGCACCGCGACATCGGCTTCAAGCCACGCGAGGACGAAGCATGAAGCGCGCCGCCAAGCAGGGCTCGCCGAACTTCGACCGCAAAGGTCCGCCCGGAAGCCGCTTCCTCGCCCACCGCCAGCGCCTGCAGCGCATGCGCGCCCACGCACCCATCCGCCTGATCTGCCCGGACAGCATCCCGCTGACCTACGCCGACAGGACCACATCACCGCACCAGGGGATCGAGCAGCACATGGAACACAGCAACGTCACCTCCATCACCGCACCGCGCAACACCGAGATCAGCGTGGAGTCGATGTCCGACTTGCGCGAACGCGTCCGCGCCATCGCCGAGGACACCGCCGGCTACTCGCAGGCCCGTATCAGCAAGGAGGTCGGCATTTCGTCGGCCACGCTGAGCCAGTTCCTGGGCGGCACCTACCAGGGCAACATGCAGAAGGTCGCCGGGCAGGTCACCAGCTGGCTGGAGACCTACGACGCGCGCAACGCGCAGGGCGGCCTGCCCCAGCCGCCGGAGTGGGTCGACACGCCCACCAGCCAGCGCATCACCGCCGGCCTGCGGTACGCCCAGATCGCAGCGGGCGTGGTCGTGATCTACGGCGGTGCCGGCCTGGGCAAGACCAAGACGATCCAGCGCTACCGGCAGACGGCCCCTAACGTGTGGCACGTCGAGTTGTCGCCGGCCACCGGCAGCGTGCTGAGCTGCCTGGAGGAGATCGCCATTGCCGTGGGTTGCGCCGACTACGTGCGCACTGCCGGTCACCTGCAGCGCGCCATCCTCAAACGCATCCGGGGCACCAGCGGCCTGCTGATCATCGACGAGGCCCAGCACCTTAACGTCCAGGCGCTGGACCAGGTGCGCAGCCTCAACGACCAGTCGGGCGTCGGCTTGGTGCTGGCTGGCAACGACCGCGTCTACACCCAGATGACCGGCGGCAACCGCGCCGCGTACCTGGATCGCCTGTACTCCCGCATCGACCAGAAGATCCACCTGCGCCGGAGCACACAGGGCGACGCGGACGCGATCATCAAAGCCTGGGGCATCGACGACACCAAATGCCGCGAGCGCATCCGCGAGATCGCCAGCAAGCCCGGCGCCCTGCGCGTGCTGAGCAAGGTGCTGCGCATGGCCGCCGCTTACGCGATGGCCCAGAACCACCGGATCTGCTGTGAGGACATCCAGCAGGCCGCGCGCGAGCTGGGGGTGTTCGAGTGAGCGCCGCGACCCGCGTCAACGCTGCAGCGAAGATGAGCGCCCAGCTGCGAGGGACCTCCAATCAGCTGCAGACGCTGGCCGGGCAGCTCAACCGCGCCACGCGCACGCTGCCGGGCCGGTGCCAGCTGACCCAGCTGGTGTTCAACGCCGGCAAACCGCTGGAACAGATGACCGTTGCCGAGCTGCTGCAAGCGGCCAAGGCGGTGACGCCATGACCCCCCGCACCCAGGAACTGCTGGCTCTGCGCGCCAAGCACGACGCGTACATGGCGCGCTGGAAGCAAGAGGGCAAGCCCTTCCTCGCCTACGAAGCCCCGTGCTGCGGAACGTTGCTCGAAACCACGGCTCCTTCCGAAGCCCTTCTAGGGCAGGTGTGGGATTCGCTGTGCACGTGCCCTAACTGCGGTGCGCTCTTCCTCAAGTGGGTGGATGCGACCGAAGTCTCGACCCGCCTCATCGACGCGAGCTGCGAGAGGACCTGATGACCACGACCCTGCAAGCGCACGAAATCACGCCCGCCCTGGTGCTGTCCGCTCTGCAGGGACGCATCGGCGCCGTCAACGGTGCGACAGCTGCACAGCTGGTGCAGCAGCTGCAATGCCAGTCCGGGGCCGCCAGCGAGCGACGCCTGCGCGACTGCGTCGTATCGCTGCGCCTGGATGGCCACCCCGTGTGCGCGATCCCGGGGGTCGGCTACTTCATCGCGGCCAACGACCAGGAGCTCAACGACACCTGCCGCTTCCTGTTGGCCCGCGCCCATACCGGCCTGGCGCAGGTCGGCGCGCTCAAGCACAAGGCCCTGCCTGACCTGGCCGGGCAGTTCGGCATCCCCTTCGAGGAGGAATCCCCATGCAACCGTTAAACCCCGGCTGTAAGCATTTTAACGACGGTTTGAAGGCGGCGATGGCCGCCCTTCATGTCCTCAACGACCACGGCGTGATGGTGCTGTCGATCGAGCTGGGCGACCGCCGGCCGGTCATCACCATCTGCCCGCCAGGCGACACGAGCTGGATTCGCGGCGCGATGAAGTCCCGCACGCACAGCCGTGGGATCACCCGCACGGTGATGGCGGCGCCGTTCCACGGCTGCCAGCTGGAATGGGCGTCGAGCGAGGCGCGCGCGAGGGAGGCGCAGCACGCATGAGACAGCCTCGCAAGAACCTGCGCGCGGTGTTCGAGTCGGTGCTGCTGCCCGGTGATGCGCCCACGCCATCCGGAGCCCTGCTCAATCGACTGGAGCGCCTGGGCTACCTGCGCGAGACCTGCTACGTGATGGTGTCGCGGGCATTCGGTGACGGGCTGCTGGTGCGCACGGGCACGGTCAACCGCTACGCCTACCGCCTGCCACGCGACGGGCAAGAGGCGCGCGATCAGAGCGCCGGCTCCGCGCCGAGCGCTCAGCCGCCCACGCCCGTCCGACTCGCCCCCGAAGGTTACGCCGGCCCGGCCTACGCACACGGCCACCCGCCCATCCACACTGGCACCCCCTGCGGTGGCGATGACGAGCTGCCGCCCGCGCTGGGCGCCTGGTACCGGGACACGGTGGGCCGGATCTTCGACCGTGAGGTCGGCTACCTGGCGCACGTGGAGTGATCCATGCAGCACCAAGGCACCCTGCTCGAACGCAACCACTGCCCCGATATGCGGGAGTTCAGCATGCGGTTCGCGCTCTGGTGTGCCTCGCTGCAGGCCACGCCCAGCGTCGAGCGCATCCAGGTCCGCTATCAGATGTCGCGGGCTACCGCTTACCGCTGGCGCGCGGCCTGGTGCCACATCCAAGGCCTGCCGACGCGTCCGCCGGCGAAAGCGCGCCCTGCAGCACGCAATCGCGTGGTGAAGGCAAGGGTGCAGCACGAACGCGCAGCTGCTGGCGCGCCCAGCGCTTGTCGGAACTGCAAGTTCTACCGCCCGCGGCCTACGACCAGCAGGTGGGGCGACTGTGCCACCAGCCAAGTGCCAACAAGGCCATACGACACCTGCGCTCTGTTCAGCGCTCCCGCGAAGTCATCAGCCCACCCGGCGGCAACCGGTCAGGCAACACCACGACCCTGAGTAGGAAAAATCTGACATGACCGATCCCAACATCCCCGACGGCTATCGCCGCGATCGCAACGGCAGCCTGGTGCCCGAGGCCAAGATCAAGCCGATCGACAAGACCCGCGACGCCCTGGTACGTGAGCTGCACGCCGAGGCCAGCGACCTCAACCGCCGCCTGGTGGCGTTCAAGCGTCGCGCGTTCGGCGACATCCAGGCCTTCATCGACCTGTCCGCCGAGCAGTACGGTGCAAGGCTGGGCGGCAAGAAGGGCAACGTGACGCTTCCCACATTCGATGGCGATCTGCTGATTCGCCGCCAGGTGCAGGAGACGATCGCCTTCGACGAGCGCCTGCAGGCTGCCAAGGCGCTCATCGATGAGTGCCTGGTCGAGTGGACCGAGGGCGCCCGCAGCGAGGTGCAGGCCATCATCCAGGACGCGTTCCGGGTGGACCGGGAGGGCAACATCCGCACCGCGCAGGTTCTGGGCCTACGCCGCCTCGACATCGACGATCCGCGCTGGCTGCGCGCAATGGACGCGGTGAGCGATGCCGTGCAGGTGGTGGGCTCGCGCGACTACGTGCGCTTCTACCGCCGCGACGAGCAGGGCAATTACCAGGCCGTCGTGCTGGATCTGGCCGCCGTGGGGGTGCAGTGATGTCCAGGCCCACGCTGACGCGCACCGACCAGGTGCTGAAGGAACTGCGCAAGGGCGCGTTCATCGAATCCGTCCCCGGCCAAGGCGCGCTGCTGCGCCTGGTCAACCGCAAGGGCGTGATCCTCCCGGCCTGGCAGCAGGCGCTCCGGGCTGCTCAGTCCCAGCACGCCCAGGGCGAGGTGCGGCCATGAGTGAGCCCCGCACCCGCGAGGACAGCATGGTCGTCCTCAACCTGGCGCTGTCGATCGCCGACGACACCGCGCGCTCAGACATCGAGGATCACGCGCTCGCGCTGAATTTCCACCCGTCCGGCGACCTGGTCTACGACCTGAGCGACGCCACCTACTTTCCGGGGGACGAGCCGGAGGCCAAGGCGGAATCGGTGCGCATCGCCCAGCGCGCCGCGCGCTACATCCGCGCTCGGGGCGCCAGCAGCTGGACCTGGCGCATGGTCCAGGTGGGCGACAACCCCAATCTGGTGCGCTTCGAGGAGATCGTATGACCCGGGAACAGGCGATCCGGAAGGTGCTGGCCTGCCTGCGCATGGCCGGCAGCAGCAATCCGACCGAGGCGGCAACTGCGCTGCGCCAAGCGCGCGCGCTCATGGATAAGTATGGGCTGACCGAGGACGACGCCCTGGCTGCGGAGATCCACGACCTGGACGCCAAGACCGGGTTCCGCGGCGGCGCCTTGCCGCGGTCACTGCTGTGGCTGGCCAACACAGTGGCGGCCGGCTATCGCTGCCGCCTGGTCCAGGTGCGCGAGCTGAAGCTGCAAGGCGGCAAGACCGCGCTCCGCTTCTTCGGCGCCGGCGCCGATGCACAGGTGGCGGTGTACGCCTACACCGTGCTGCGTCGGCAGCTCGACGCCGACCGTCGCAAGCACATCGCCCGCGTGCGCAAGGCCGCCAACCGCCAGGTACGCGGCGAAGAATTCGCGCTGGGCTGGGTGAGCGCCGTGGCTGCGCTGTTCCCCGCCGAAGCGCTGCCGGAAGGCCGCGAGAAGGCACTGGATGTGGCCGTCAGCACGCGCCTGGGCGTGACCGGCACGTCGGAGGGCCGCAAGTTGGCCAAAAGCGGCAAGCGCGGCGCCAATGACACCGCGGCCGGCTATCTGGCCGGCAAGCAGGCCCAGCTGCGCCAAGGCGTGACTGGCGGCCAGAAGCGACTGGAGGTGCGGGTATGAGCAGCGTTTATCACGATGGTTTCCCGGCTGTAGAGGCGGTCATGCCACTGCCCCGGCAGGACGGCATGTGGCCGTTGGTGAGCCAGGCGGTGATCGTTCCTTGGGAAGTCACGGATGCGACTGGCGATTGCCTGGAGATGGATAGTCTCCAGGTCATGATCGTCCCGCGTGCCGAGTGGGAGCGCCTACAGGCCAAGGCGGCGGACCGGCAATGACCACCAAGCCTGACGCGCGCCGCCAGCAACTCGCCCGCATCCACATGGCGCGCAAGCAGCTGTCCCTGGACGAGGAGACCTATCGGGCGCTGCTCACGCGTGTGACCGGCAAAGACTCCTCCGGGGCCATGACCACGGCCCAGCGCAACGCGGTGATCGCCGAGTTTGTGCGGCTGGGCTTCAAGGACCAGGGCCGGAAGGCGCGCCGCGCCGCATTCCCTGGTCGCCCCAGCGGTGTCGACGGCCGGCCGCTGCTGCGCAAGGTCGAGGCGCTCCTGGCCGATTCAAAGCGACCTTGGTCCTACGCCCACGCGATGGCCAAGCAGATGTTTCACGTGGCACGTGTCGAGTGGCTGCACGACGACCAGCTGCACAAGCTGGTCGCCGCCCTGCAGGTCGACGCCAACCGGAGGAAGAAGTGATGGCCACCATTGAGCACATCCACAACACCGGAGACCGGCAGGAGCTGGCCCGGCGCATCCTGGAGCAGTACATGAAGATGGAGCCCGGCGCGCTGCTGGGCCAGCAGTGCTTGCTGCATGGCGCGATCGACGTGCTGTTCCAGCTGCAGAAGGTCGGTGGCCCGAACCCGCTGGCCGAGAGCATGCTGGGCGACGTGATGTTCCAGCTGGGGGTGCTGACGGCCTATGCCAAGGGCAAGGGCGTCAAGCTGATCGACATCGCGCTGCCGCGCGGGCTGGTGCACTGACATGGCCGCCAAGAAAGACATGCACGACTGCTGCGTGGTCACGATCGGGTACACGCACCTGCTGCTACCGGCCGCCGATGGCCTGAAGGTGCTGGCGCTGCTGCGCAAGGCTGCCGAAGTCGATCGAGACTACGGCGGCCACGAGATTCGCTACCTCGTCGGCGAGCGCCCGCGCTGCGAGCTGGAGATGGTCAGCCCAAAGCAGCTGAGGCCCAAGATCGAGGCGCCGGAGCGCGAGAGAAGGCCGCTGATGCTGGGTCACAAGTCGTGAGCGACGACAAATGGATCGGGCAACCCTGATGCGTGCGACTTGTCCCGAATGCGGCGCCCAGGCGCACCTGGCCAGTTTCTTCGTCGAAGAGGACGGCAAGCGGCTGGCGATGGCCGTCGCCGGCATGTCGCCGGAGCTGGGCCGCGCGACGCTGGCCTACCTGGGTCTCTTCAAGCCGCTAAAGACCAGCCTGCGCCTGGCGCGCGCGGCCAAGATCGCCCAGGAACTGGCCGACCTGGTGGCCACCGGCACTGTGTGCAAGGACGAGCGCACGGGCGTGCGCCGGGCAGCGACGCCGCAGCTGTGGGCGGCAGGCATGGAGACCATGCTGACCCAGCGCGCCGGCTTGAGCCTGCCGCTGGAATCGCACGGCTACCTGCGCTCGGTGGTGTTCGGCATGGCCGACAAGCTGGACGCCCAGGCCGAGCGCCAGCGCGAGACCCACGCTCGCGCGGGTCGCCACCTCCACACGGGGCCCGGCGCAAGCCCGGCTCCGCACACCGAGTCAAAGTTGGAGCGCCAGCTGACCTGGATCGCCCAGCAATTGGATCTGGGCGGCATGACCGAAGACGAGGCCGAAACAGCCCGCGCCGCCGCGCGCGCCAAGTACGGAGAGGGTGATGGCTGAGCAACGTGACCTGCTGCCGGATTCGCCGCTGGAAATGCAGGGCCTCCTGGATGCCGAACTGGGCGACGTGCCGAAGGAGAAGTGGCCGGCCGCCCTGGTCGAGGCCATCGAAGTGCTGGAGGCAGAGTACGAGCGCATGGGCTACCCGGAGACCGAGGCGTTCCGCCTGGCCCAGCGGGGCATTGTGGCACTGGCGCAAATCTGGGGCGGCCGCTATCGCTACCTGCCACGGGGCGATGACCTGGTCACGGCCGTGCGTGACGCCGAGATCTACCGCAAGGCGCGCCGGGGTAACATCGACGCCCTTGCACGCGCGCATGGCCTGACCGATCGCCACGTGCATCGCATCGTGCACCAGCAGCACAAGCTGCACATCCGCAAGCGACAAGGGAACCTTTTCGAAGAGGGAGAACAAGGATGAAGAAAGCCGTTTTTCTGCTGGGCGCGCTGGTCCTGGGTGCCTGCACAAATCAAGCCCAGGGGCCGAGCGCAGACGCCGGTTCGGCCGCCCAGGTTGATGCCGATGCGGTGCCGGTGAGACTGACGATGCCCAACCTGACGCCTGACCAGCAGGCCGCAGTGACCTCGCTGCTAGAAGCATGCCCGGGGCTCACCAAGTACAGCGACCACCTCGCGCTGGAGTCGGTGAGCCCCACCGTCAGCGATCAAGGGCGCGAAGTGACTTGGCGCATGGACGATCCCCTGACCGGAGTGCCGGCGCAGTACGCGGCAACGGGCCACCGTTGCTTCGCCCAGATCGGCGGCACTGACCCGCATGCTGTGTCAGTCACAAAGCGACCTTGCGTCAAGGTTTGCCTGGATTCGCCCGCCGACGTGCCCACCTCGACAGCCATCCGCATCCGCTGACCACAGACCCCGCTCCGGCGGGGTTTTTTGTTGGACCGACACGCGTCGGTCCCAGCACCGTCACACGCGCGCGCAAAGTCACCACACGGCCCTGCCCTGAGGCCTACCGGTGATGCTCCCCTCCTAGGCAGAGCCGGTCCCGCCGGCGGCGTCTTCCCCTGGACGCCGCCGGCACCTTATCCCCTGAGGACCGGCACCGTGCGCGACCTGATCGACGAGAAGATGCTCCAGCGCGTGGCGCGCGACCTGGCGCGCATGTGGCCGCTGCTGATCCTGTTCGCCGCCTGCTTTGCCGTGGTGCTGTTCCTCAACCCCATGAAGGCAGGTTTGACGCTGTACGGTATCGGCCGCGTCGCGCTCGGCGGTGTGCTGGGCTACTGGACCGACCGCTGCGTGTTCCCCGCGACCGACCGGCCCGAGTTGCTGGAAGGGATCAGCCGCGGCGCTGCATGGAAGCGACGTGCGGTCATCGTGGCGGCCGCCATCGTGGCCCTGGCGTTCGTCCCATGAATCCCGCGCCCATGCCCGTGCAGGCGCGCGGCCCCGGGCCGAGCCCGAAGCGCAGCGCGCTTCGCGTGATCACGGCGCTGCTCTGGGCGCTGGTCTTGGTGGGTCTGGCGCTGCTGGTGCTGCTACTGAGCGTGCCCGCTTGCGCGGCCGAGCGTCCCGTCCAGGTGCCGGCGGTGGCCACCGTGTACCGCCTCAAGGTCGAGCGGGAGGCGGCCGCCAACTTCGGCCTGCAGGCGCCGGCGGCGCGGCTGGCCGCGCAGATCCACCAGGAGAGCGCCTGGAACCCCAAGGCGGCCAGCGCCTACGCGCACGGCCTGACGCAGTTCACCCCGGCCACCGCCAACTGGCTGCCGAGCATCTGCCCCGCAGTGGGCAAGCCCGATGCCTGGGATCCGGACTGGAGCCTGCGCGCGCAGGCCTGCTACATGGCCTGGCTGTATGGGCGGGTACAGCCGTTCAAGGGCGCACCCAGCATGACGGCCTGCACGCGCTGGAACTTCGCTCTGCGCGGCTACAACGGCGGCGAGGGCTGGTTGAACAAAGAGCGCACGGCCAGCCTGCGCGCTGGGGCAAACCCCAATGACTGGCGCCAAGTCGAGCAGCATCGCGTGCGTGCCGGTTGGGCGCACCGCGAGAATGTCGGCTATCCGCGACGGATCCTGCTGGTGCTGGAACCGGCGTACCTGGCCGCCGGATGGTCCGGCCAGGCGGTGTGCGCATGACGCCCTCGCAGATCGCCAGCCAGGCAGCCAAGACCGCGCTGCGGCCCTGGAACCCGTTCAGCAGCGGCCGCCTGCTGATCTATCTGTCCTTGGCGCTGCTGGTGCTGCTGATCAGCGCGGTGAGCCTTGGCTGGTGGACTGGCGATCGCATCGCCACCGGCCGCGCGGTCAAGGCGGACAACGTCCAGCTGCGCACCGATATCGCCGATGCCAACGCGACGATCAAGCAGCAGCGGCAGACCCTGGCCGAGAGCGCGGCCCTGCTGCGCAAGTACCAGGACACCTTCAGCGCCATCTCGGAGACCGTGGCCAATGACCGCAAGCTCACTCAGCAGCAGATGCAGCAGATCCGTTCGAACCTGGAGCAGGCGCTTGCGGCTCGCCCTGATCTTGCTGGTGTGCGTGTCGGTCGCAGCGTGCTCGACGCGTGGATCGACGCGAACCTCGGCACTGCCCGAGCAGCTGCAGGAGTGCCTGCTGCCGCTGCCGGCGTTCGATCCGGCGCTGATGCAGACCGGGCCGGAAACGCTGCCGCTGCCGGCGGACGACAGCGTGCCGGCGCTGGTGCGAAACCACGTTGACGCTGCGGCCTACTACCACGACGAGCGCAAGGCCCACGCGGGACTGATCGAACAGGTCAAGGCTCGCGAGGCAATGGAAAAAGAGCGCCAGGAGCGCGCCCGCAAGGCAATCGAAAAGAGCAAGTGATGTCAGACGCAGCGGACAAGGTGGTCGATGACGACGCGCGGGCGATGGACGCCTTCGAGCAGCAGCTCGCGCTGCGCCGGCGGATCGAGGAGAGCATGCGCTCCTACGACCCGACGCGAAGCGTGGACTGCCTGGACTGTGGCGTGGTGATCCAGGCCGACAGGCTCAAGGCGGCGCCGCACACGCGGCGCTGTACCGCGTGCGCCCAGCTGGTCGAGCAGCGCCTGTTCTCCAGGGGGTCGTGATGGCATCGCCCACCGAGACGATCCTGCAGATCGACCTGATGCAGCTGCTGCAGGTTGGCGGCTCGGCCATCGTCGCTGTGATCGGCCTGGTGATCGGCTTCAGTCGCCTGCTGCTGAGCCAGTTCGAGAAACGCATGGCCGAGCGCTTCGACGCCCAGGACCGGATGCGCGAATCGCGCCTGGAAATGATCGAACGCAACCTCTCCACGGAAAGCCAGCGCATCCAGCTGCTGACCGAGAAGATCGACGCGGCGGCCGCGCGGATGCCGATGGAGTATGTCCGGCGCGATGACTGGATCCGCTTCAGTTCCACGATCGACGCGAAGCTGGATCGCCTGAACGAGAAGTTCGACAACCTGAGAGAACGCCGCAATGGCCCTTGAAATCGACATCGACAAGCACCGCCGCGAGGAAACGCGCTGGCGCATTCTGCGCATCCTCGACGCGGGCCGGCCGTGGCCGGTGTCCGAGGGGCTGATCATGGCCGCCCTGGAGGACATCGAGCTGGCGCCGACGGTCACCGAACTGCGCAAGCATGTGAAGTATCTGCGCGACAAGGCGCTGGTGGACATCCTGGGTGAAGACCTGCCCACCTGGAACATCAGCCTGACTGCCAACGGCACCGACGTGGTCGAGTACAGCGCGCCGTGCCCGGCAGGTATCCGCCGCCCCGCCAAGTTCGGGTGAGCACATGGGCCAGGCTTCGAAGGTCGACCTGCTGCCGGAAGAGACCCGCCAGGCGCTCGAACAGCGCCTGATCGCGGGTGCGTTCGGCGGCTACGACAACCTGGTCGACTGGCTAGAGGAGCAGGGCTTCCAGATCTCGCGCAGCTCGCTGCATCGCTGGGGCAGCAAGTTCGAGGACCGGGTGCGGGCGATCAAGGTGGCCACCGACCAGGCGCGCGCCATCGTAGAGGCCAGTCCCGACAGCGAGGCGGCGGTCAACGACGCGCTGATCCGCCTTGTCCAGGAGCGGCTGTTCTTCGTCCTGACCACGCTCGAGGGCGAGCCCAACCCGATCACGATGGGCAAGGTCGCCCGCGCGATCGCCGACCTGGGCCGGGCCACCATCAGCCAGAAGCGCCTGGCCGCAGAAGCCCGCAAGGCCGCGCGTGAGGAGCTGCTGGCCGAGCAGGCCGATCGCCTGGACGCGCTGGCCAGCGAACAGGGCCTGGGCGAGGACCAGGTGCGCATGTGGAAGGAGCGCTTCCTGGGTTTGAAGGCGTCCTGAGACCGGCATGGCCACCCTGATCAAGCCGCTGGGCAACACCACGCGGATCGTCGAGTGGGACGAGCTGCCCTCGGCAGTGCGCGAGGTGCCGGCGGGCTTCGACCCGCTGGCCGATGGCGTGCTGATGCAGCACCAGATCGACTGGCTGCAGATCCGCGCCAGCATCAAGCTGTGCCCCAAGGGCCGCCGCACGGGCATCACCTTCGCCACGGCCCTGGCCAAGACCCTTGTCGCGGCCTCCCGCAAGTCCGCCGGCGGCGACAACGTCTTCTACATCGGCGACACGAAGGAGAAGGGCCTGGAGTTCATTGGCTACTGCGCCAAGTTCTCCCGCCTGATCGCCCAGGCCCAGCGCGAGGGCGTCTCGCAGATCGAGGAGTTCCTCTTCGAAGACCAGGACGAGCGCGGCAACAGCCGGCAGATCACGGCGTACCGCATCCGCTTCGCCTCTGGATTCCAGGTCACCGCCCTGTCCTCGCGCCCGGCCAACATTCGTGGTCTGCAGGGCCAGGTGGTGATCGACGAGGCTGCCTTCCACCCCGACGTTCAGGGTGTGCTCGATGCGGCCACCGCGCTGCTGATCTGGGGCGGCAGCATCGAGATCATCAGCAGCCACAACGGCAAGAAGAACCCGTTCAACCAGATGATCCTGGACGTGGAAGCCGGCAAGTACGGCGACGACGTGGCGGTCTATCGGGTGACCTTCGACGATGCAGTGGCCAACGGCCTCTATGAGCGGGCCGAGATCATGAAGGGCCGCGTGCCCACGGCCGAGGGCAAGGCGAAGTGGTACGCCAACATCCGCAACGCCTATGGCGTGCGCAAAGCGGCCATGCGCGAGGAGCTGGACGTCATCCCGCGCGATGGCAACGGCGTTTCGATCCCCGGCGTGTGGATCGAGGAAGCGATGACCAGCGAGCGCCCGGTCCTGCGCCTGGTGCTGGGAGACGAATTCGCCAACCTGTCCCCGCGCGAGCGCGAGTCCTTCGCCGACGACTGGATCGAGCGCAACCTCAAGCCGCTGCTGGCCAGCCTGGATCCCGACCAGCGCCATGTCCTGGGGCAGGACTTCGCCCGGCACCGGCACTTCAGCACCATCGCCCCAATGGAGATCGGGCCGACCTTGCGCCGGCGCATGCCCTTCGGCATCGAGATGCACCGCGCGCCCACCCGCGTGCAGGAGAAGATCCTGTGGGCCGTGATCCGCGGACTTCCGCGCTTCAGCGGCGCAGCGATGGACGCCACCGGCCCGGGCGGCACGCTGGCCGAGTACACGGCCGATGAGTTCGGCAGCGGGATCCACCAGGTGGTGCTCAACCGCGCCTGGTACGGGCTGTGGATGCCCAAGCTGATCCAGGGCTTCGAGGATCACATGATCGACCTGCCGCGCTATGCGCCGCTGGCCGACGATATCCGGGCTATCGAAGAGATCGACGGCATCCCGATGGTGGCCAAGCCGGAGGCCAAGGACCTCAAGGACGCGGACCTGGTGCGCCACGGCGACTTCGCCGTCGCCCTGGTGATGGCCTGGTTCGCCTCCCTCAACCTGAGCGCCCCGATCGACTTCATGTCTGCCGGTACCCGCGGATCCATCGACCCCTACGGTGACGGCGGTGCGCGCGTGACCAACCGCGGCTGGGGCACCGTGTCCGGCCGCGGCGATACCGGAGACAGCTGGTGAGCGAAGAGACCATTCCCAAGCCGAAGATCGACGTTCCGGCCAGTTCCGGTGATGGGGACCGCCACGCCAGCGCATACCTCAACCAGGTGGCGTTGCCGGCCGATCGCCTGCTGCGCACCCGCGGCGCTGGCGACCTGGCCATCTATGAGCGCGTGCTGGAGGACCCCGAGGTGGCCAGCGCCTTCCTGCAGCGCCGTAATGCCGTGCTGGCGCGCGAGTGGCGCGTGGAGGCGGGCGGCGATCGCCGCATCGACAAGAAGGCAGCCGAGCACCTCCAGACGCAGCTGCACCGGATTGGGTTCGACAACCTGACCGACAAGATGCTCTATGCGGTGTTCTACGGCTTCAGCGTGGCCGAGGTGCTGTGGGACGCTCAGGACGGGCTCTACGGCTGGAAGGGCATCAAGGTACGTCGGCGCCGAAACTTCAAGTTCACCAACGCCGGCGAGCTGCGCCGCTACTCCAAGGCCGACATCATCAACGGCGTGCCTGCGCTGCCGCCCTACTTCTGGCACATCGCCACCGGCGGGGACAATGATGACGAGCCCTATGGCCTGGGCCTAGCGCACTGGTGCTACTGGCCGGTGCTGTTCAAGCGCCAGGGCTTGAAGTTCTGGCTGATCTTCCTCGACAAGTTCGGCATGCCGACCGCGCACGGCAAGTTCCCCTCGGGTGCCAGCCAGGAGGAGAAGAACCGGTTGCTGCAGGCGGCCCAGGCGATCGCGACGGACTCGGCGGTGATCACGCCCGATGGCATGGTCATCGACCTGATCGAGGCAGCTCGCAGCGGCACCGCGGACTACAAGATCCTGCACGACACGATGAACGCCACGATCACCAAGGCGATCATCGGCCAGACCGCGAGCAGCAGTGGCACGCCCGGGCGGCTGGGCAACGACGACCTGCAGGCGGACGTGCGCCTGGACATCATCAAGGCGGACGCCGACCTGGTGTGCGAGAGCCTGAACCTCGGCCCGGTGCGCTGGATGACGATGTTCAACTTCCCCGGTGCCGCACTGCCGCGTGTGTTCCGCGTGATCGAGGAGCCGGAGGACGCCGACACGCTGGCCGAGCGCGACAAGAAGGTGAAGGACATGGGCTTCAAGCCGGGCCTGAAGTATGTCAAGGAGACCTACGGCGACCACTGGGAGGAGGCCACGCCCGCCGTCCAGCCAGGCGCCGCGCCGGCCGATCCGGTCGCGCCGGAGTTCACCGAGCCCGACCAGGTCGTAAGCACGCGCGCCGAAGCGCAGGCGCGCATCGACCAACTGGTCGATGGTGCCCAGACCGCCGGCGCGGACTGGAAGCTCTATGTCGGCCCGCGCGTGGCCGAGCTGCAGCAGCTGCTCGACCAGGTCGACGACCTTCAGGCCTATCGCCAGCGCGTGATCGAGCTGGCCGAGGCCGAGCCCAACAGCGATCTGATCGAGGCCCTGGCGCGCGCGCAATTCGCCGCGCGGCTACTTGGCCGAATCCCCAAGGAAACCTCATGAACAACACAAGTAATGCCCCGCGCGTGACCCTCAGTGATATCGAGGCCGAGATTGTCAGCGAGTTCTACTTCACCGCTTCCCAAGGGATGCTGGGTGAAAGCGAATTGGGCTCCAAACCGGCCAGTTGGACGGGTTGGGACAACGTGACGTTCTGTGCCATCCGTCTCCGCAATGGCACCAAGGTGGTCGGCATCAACTATGGTGCCATCGACCCCGCCCAGCACAGCGAAGAGCGTGGTCGAAAAGAAGCGCGCGATGCTGCGATCGAGCAGATCTGGCCGTTGCTCGGCTTCCGCCTGCGTGACGCGCTGGCCGTTTTGAAACGCTGATCAATGGCTGTTCAAGCCCGCTTCGACTTGCCCCCTGAGAACGCGATCGCGTTCTTTCGGGACAAGGGCCTACTCGCCAGCTACAGCTGGAAAGACGTGTGGGCGCAGGAGCATGAGCTGGCCTTCACGGTGGCCAAGATGGCTGACGTGGACCTGCTGGCCGACGTGCGCGACGCGGTCGACCAGGCAATCGCTGAAGGCCAGACGCTGCAGGACTTCAAGAAGGCCATCACCCCCAAGCTGGTCAAGGCCGGCTGGTGGGGCACGCAGGAGCAGATTGACCCGCTGACGGGCAAGACCGAGCTGGTCCAGCTCGGCAGTCCGCGCCGGCTCAAGACCATCTTCGAGACCAACATGCATACCGCCTACGCGGCCGGCGAGTGGGAGCAGATCGAGGAAGCGTCCGTCGATGCGCCGTACCTGATGTATGACGCGGTCGACGACAACCGCACCCGCCCGCAGCACCACGCATGGAGCGGCACGGTGCTGCGCTGGGACGATCCGTGGTGGGACACCCACCGCCCGCCCAATGGCTACAACTGCCGCTGCAGCACCATCCAGCTGTCCAAGTACGACCTGCGCGGAATGGGCAAGGACGGTCCGGACCAGGCGCCGGCGATCAAGCGCCGCAAGTGGGTCAACTCGCGCACTGGCGAGGAGATGGAGATCCCGGTGGGCATCGACCCGGGCTTCGACTACAACCCCGGGGCTAAGCGCGGGCAGCGCCAGGCCGAACTGGACGGGCTGCTGGCCAGCAAGCGCCAGGCGCTGCAGGGCGAACCCAGTTGAACCCGGCCATCACTCTGGAGGACACCCGCGTCACGCAGTGGCTGGCGCGACTGCGGGAGTCGGGGCGCAATCCGCGTCCGGCGCTGGTGGCCATCGGCCGCTATGGCAAGACCAGCACGCAGCTGCGCTTCCGCCGCCAGGTAGATCCGGCCGGCCGGCGCTGGTGGCCATCCCTGCGCGCGCGCAAGCAAGGCGGTCAGACGCTGCGCGACACCAACCGGCTGTTCCAGTCGATCACCTGGTCGGTGGGCCCTGGCTACGCCGAGTGGGGCACCAACGTGGCCTACGCGGCCGCACACAACTTCGGCGTGCGCAAGATGGTCACGGTCGGTGCCCACCAGCGGAACATGAAGGGCGTCACCAGAACAGGCCGGGCATGGGCCAAGCGCGTCCAGGTACGCTCCTTCGTCCGGCTGATGTTCCTGCCGCGACGGCAGTTCCTGGGGTTCAACCAGGCCGACCGCGACACCATCCGGGAGATCCTCGCTGACTTCGTCCAGGGGACGGCCACAGGCCCGGTCGGAGGCTGACCGCCGGAAACGGCCTCAGGAGGCCCGTACAGCCCCCGGGGGCGCCCCGATGGCACCGACTCGGGGGGCGGCGGGGCGTGGCGGGCGATTTAAACGGTCTTCAAACGCCATCCGGGTCCGCGGCTCGGGTCGCCTCCCGGCCGGGCTGGCCGGATCTGCCGCAAAACGGTAGGGTCTGGCCCGGGTGAACCGGGGCGGGTTTGCCAGCGATTCGCGACCGACGCATGTCGGTCCCACGCCCCGGCGCGCGCGGCCGATTCTGTCCGGGCCATGCGTATCGCCGCCCTCACCGTTGCACTTGCCGCCGCCCTCGCTCCCAGCGAGGCGCCCTGGATCGAGATCTTCGCCGTCGGCACCCAGACCGACGCCCACGGCGTGCGCATGGACTTCACCGAAGACCATCTGAACGAGCTGGTGGCCAGCTACGACCCGGCCAAGCACGAGGCGCCAGTCGTGGTCGGCCACCCGCGCCACAACCTGCCGGCCTATGCCTGGGTCGGGGCGCTGAAGGTCCAGGACGGCAAGCTGCTCTACCAGGAGCGCCAGGCCGATCCCGACTTCACCGAGATGCGCGAGGCCGGGCGGTTCAAGAAGCGCAGCGCGTCCTTCTATCTGCCCGACAGCCCCGGCAATCCCACGCCGGGCAAGTTGCACCTGCGCCACGTGGGCTGGCTGGGCGCCGTGCCGCCGGCGGTCAAGGGCCTGAAGGACGTGGAGTTCGCTGAGGACGAGGCCGGCGTGGTCGAGTTCGCCGACGAATGGAAGACCGCCTGGGGCTTCCGCACTGCCGCTAGCGTGATCAGCAAGATCCGCGACTACCTGATCGATCGCGACGGCATCGAAGCCGCGGACCGCGTCATCACGACTTACGACATCGAGTCGCTGCGCGACGCCGGCCTGCTGCCCGAGCCGGACAAGCTCGGCCCCGTCTTCAGCGAGACCGCGCCGCCGCCGGCCGCCGCCACCATCACCCCCGAGGGAAATGACATGACCCAGCAGCAGTCCGCTGACCTGGCCGCGCGTGAGGAGCAGCTGCGCCAGCAGCAACAGGAACTGGACGCGCAGCGCGCCGCCCTGGACCAGCGCCAGCGCGAAGCCGATGCCGCAGCCCAGAGCGAGCGCCGCACCCAGCAGGTCGCCTATGCCGACGCCCTGGTGGCCGCCGGCAAGCTGCTGCCCAGTCAGAAGGCCGGTGTGGTGGAGCTGCTGCAGATCGCCAGCCTCTCCCCGGCGCTGAATTTCGCCGACGAGGACGGTGGCGAGCAGCGCGAGCGCCCCGCCGAGGAGGTGCTGCGCGCCTTCCTGGACAGTCTGCCCACGCAGATGGACTTCTCCGAGAAGGGCGGCGCCGACGGCGAAGCCATCAACACCAGCGACCCGGTGGCGCTGGCCAGCGCCGCACTGCAGTTCCAGGAATCGGAAAAGGCGGCCGGCCGTGAAGTCTCCACCGCCGCCGCCGTCCGCCACATCAAGCACAAGGCCTCCTGACATGCCCAACATCCCCGGTCTGATCGTCTCCCGTATCGCTGGCACGGCCATCACCAAGCGCCGCCTGGTCAAGTACACGGGCACCAAGAACCAGGTCGCCCAGGGCGCCGCCGCCGGCGACGCCATCTGCGGCGTGTCCACCGACATCGACGCCGCCCTGGGCGCGACGGTCGATGTGATCCGCAGCGGCACGCCGGCCGTCGAGTACGGCGGCAACGTTGCCGCGGGCGACCCGCTGACCAGCGACGCCCAGGGCCGTGCCGTGGTGGCCGCCTCCGGCCGCTACGCGGGCTTCGCCGAGGTGGCGGGCGTGGCCGGCGACATCGGCGCGATCGACATCCGCCCGGGCTTCAAGCCGGCGTAAGCCGGCTTCGAGCCGGCTTCAACACCCACTCCCGCTTCCGCCGAGGTCACCGTGTCCAACTCCCCGTATCCCATCGATCCCGAACTGACCGCGATCGCCATCGCCTACCGCAACGCCCGCATGATCGCTGACGAGGTGCTGCCGCGTGCGCCGGTCGGCAAGCAGGAGTTCAAGTACACCCAGTACGCGCTGGCCGAAGGCTTCACCCTGCCGGACACCGAGGTCGGTCGCCGCGGCACGCCGAACCAGGTGGAGTTCAGTGGCCAGGAGAAGACCGACTCCACGCGCGACTATGCGCTGGATGCGCCGGTGCCGCAGAACGACATCGACAACGCCGGCCCCAACCAGGATCCGCTGGGCCGCGCCGCCGAGCAGACCACCAATCTGATCATCCTGGCGCGCGAGCTGCGTGCGTCGAAGGCGGTGTTCAACGGCGCCAACTTCGGTGCGAACAACAAGGTCACGCTCAGTGGCACCAGCCAGTGGAGCGATCCGACCAGCAAGCCGCTCACGGCGATCACCGATGGCCTGGACAGCTGCGTCATGCGCCCGAACATCGGCGTCCTGGGTCGCACCACCTCCACCGCCCTGCGCCGTCATCCGCAGATCGTGCGTGCCTACAACGGCACCACCGGCGAAGACGGTTTGGTGCCCCTGCAGTTCCTGGCCGATCTGTTCGAGCTGGAGGCCATCTTCGTGGGCGAGTCGCGCCTGAACATCGCCAACCCGGGCCAGAGCGTGAACCTGCAGCGCGTCTGGGGTGGCCATGCCGCCTTCATCTACCGCGACAAGCTGGCGGACAACCAGGCCGGTACCACCTTCGGCTTCACCGCCGAGTGGCGCACGCGCCAGGCCTTCAAGTCCTGGAACAAGAACATCGGCGCCTTCGGCGGCTACGAGGTGCGTGTGGCCGAGTCGGTCAAGGAACTGGTGACCGCGCCGGATCTGGGCTTCTTCTTCGAGAACGCCGTCAACGGCTGACGCATTCGCGTGGGCGAGAGCGGCCTGTGCAACGCGGGCCTGACAGCCGGAAAGACGGCACCTGCTGGGGCGGCGCGCAACCGCCGCCCCAGCCTCTTTTCAGGAGTCCGTGATGCGCCTTTACATCGTCAACCGCGAACGCTTCGAACACAACGGCCGCCCCCTGACCCTGGGCGACCAGGTCGAGCTGAGCAACAGCCAGGCTGCGCGCCTGCTGGCAGCGGGCGCCGTGCTCGAGCCGCCGGAAGGCTTCACTCCCACCGAGCCCACCGAAGGCATCGCCGACGTGACGCAGGGCGCGGCTGTGGACCAGGCTGACGCTGGCGCGCAGGCTGACCAGCTCAGTGAGGGTGCTGCGCAGGAACCCGCATCGTCTCCGGACGGCCAGAGCGTCTCCGAGGACGAGGGCACTGGCTCTGATCTGCAGGACACCGCCACTGGCCAGGCTGGCGCCGAGGCCGCGGGGTCTGCCGCTTGCACGGCGCAGGGTGCGCCGTCGGAGCCCGCCGAACCCGCCACGGGCACCAAGAGGCCGGTCAAGAAGAGTCGGGGCGCCTGACCGATGGGCTATGCCACCCGCGACGACCTGGTCAGCCGCTTCGGCGAAACCGAAGTCGCACAGCTCAGCGATCGGGCCAACACCGGCCAGATCAACGAGGCGGTGGTGGCCGACAAGCTGGCCGACGCCGAAGCCGAAATCGACGCTTACCTGGGTGGACGCTTCAAGCTGCCGCTGCAGGTCGTGCCCGAGGTGCTCAAGCGCGTGGCCTGTGATATCGCGCGCTACCACTTGCAGGACGACCGCGCGACCGAGGATGTGGTGCGTCGCTACAAGGATGCGATCACCTTCCTGCAGCTGATCGTCAAGGGCACGGTGAGCATCGGCGCCGACCCGCTGGGGCAGACGCCGGCGGCCAGCGACCTGCCGGACTTCGCCGGTGGCGAGCGCACCTTCGATGCGCGATCGCTGAAGGACTTCACCCGATGAGCATCGCCAGCGTCGAGCAGTGGTTCATCGACACCATCAAGGGGCATTTCGGGAGCACCTTGAAGGGCGTGGAGAGCATCCCGGCCGACTGGGACGATGAGACTCTGCGCCGCGTGTTGCGCCAGGCGCCGGGCGTGTTCGTGGTCTTCGGCGGCGGACCACGCAACAGCGTGGACACCGACGATGGCCGCGTGGTGATCGATGCCAAGTGGGGCATCGTCGCCGTCACCGCCCACGCCAGCGGCGAACTGGCACGCCGGCGCGGCGACAAGCGCGAGATCGGCGCCTACGACATCCTGCAGCGCACCGCGCGCCTGCTCGAAGGCACCGAGGTGCCGGGCGCAGGCGAGATCCAGGTCGACCAGGTCGAGAACCTGTTCGACGCCGCCTTGGAGAAGCAAGGCGTGGCGGTCTACGGCCTGGCACTGACGCTGCCGATGTACCTGATCCCGGACGACGCCGAAGAGGCGCCGCTGGACGCGTTCAAGACCTGGGACAACACCCTGGATTCGACGCCCGACAACGGCCACGCCGAGGCCGAGGACCACGTGGAGCTGGAGCAATGACCGCCGACACCGCCTTCCTGATCCCGCAGCCCGGCCTGACCGTGCTGCAGCCGGCCAACGCGGCCTCGGCCGTGCCCCTGCCGCTGCCCGCCGAAGGCGCGCTGGTCGAGCTGGACACCTACTGGTACCGCCGCCTGGCCGACGGCGACGTCACCCAGTGCAAGGCGTCCGCGCCGGCCAGCTCAAGCAAGCCGCGGCGCGCATCTTCCAACGACTCCACCGACGGGGCCTGACCCATGACGATCACCTTCAACCAGATCCCCTCCACCGTCCGGGTGCCCGGCCACTATCTGGAGATCGACAACTCCGAGGCCACCAGCAACCCGGCCGTGCTCGATCAGCGCGTGCTGCTGATCGGCACCCGCCTGAGCACCGGCACGGTGGTCGCCAACACGCTGGTGCGCATCACCTCGCTGGCGATGGCGCAGGCCTATTTCGGCCGCGGCTCGCAGCTGGCGGCGATGGTGGCCGCGTTCCGCAACGCCAACACGGACACCCCGCTGTACGCGATGGCGATGGATGAGGCCACCGGCGGCACCGCTGCGACCGGCACCATCACCGTCACGGGCACCTCGACGGCCGCCGGCACGATCTATCTGTACGTCGCCGGAGTTCGCCTGCAGGTGGGCGTGCAGGCCGGCACGGCTGCGGCCGCCGTGGCCACCGCGATCGCCGCGGCCATCAATGCCAATGCGGACCTGCCCGTCACCGCGGCGGCCGCCACCGGCGTGGTGACGCTGACCGCGCGCCATAAGGGCGTGGTCGGCAACGCCATCGACGCACGCGACAGCTACCAGCTGGGCGAGGCGCTGCCGGCCGGCATCACGCTGGCCTATGCGGCCGTGGCCGGTGGTGCCGGCACGCCGGCGATCGAGACGCTGATCGCCGCGCTGCCCGACATGCAGTTCACGACCTACTGCCTGGGCCACAGCGACAGCAACACCCTGCAGCGCGTGCAGGCCGAGCTGACCACGCGATGGAGCGCCCAGCGCATGGTGGAAGGTCATGCCATCGCCGCGGCGATCGGCACGCAGGCGGCGCTGACCACGCTCGGCACGGCGGTCAACTACGACCACGTGACCCTGCTGGGCATCAACAAGGCGCCCGATCCGATCTGGATCTGGGCGGCGGTAGCCGCCGCGGTGGACGCGGCCGAGCAGGATCCCGCGCGGCCGCGCCAGACCCTGGCCCTTCCCGGCATCAAGGCGCCGGCCGAGTCGGCCCGCTTCATCTGGGACGAGCGCAACACGCTGCTCTACAGCGGCATCAGCACCTGGCGTGCGGATGCCGATGGCACGGTGCGCATCGAGCGGCTGATCACCATGTATCGCACCGACGCCACCGGGAACGCGGACGTCAGCTACCTGGACCTGGAGACCATGCGCACCCTGATCTACGTGCGCTACTTCTTCCGCGTCAACGTGATCCAGCGCTACCCGCGCCACAAGCTGGCCGACGATGGCGCGGTCTACGACACCGACCAGGCCGTGGTGACGCCGAGCGAGTTCAAGGCCTTCCTGCTCTCGCTGTACCAGGAGCTGGTGTCCTCGGTGATCTGCGAGGGCTACGACGCCTTCAAGGCCTCGCTGGTGGTCGAGCGCGACACCGCCGACCGCAATCGCCTCAACACGCTGATGCAGCCGAACCTGGTCAACCAGGCGCGCGTGTTCGCCACCAAGATCCAGTTCAAGCTCTAAGGAGAGCGCAATGGCCAATCCTCTCAAGCGCCTGGGCAAGGCGACGATCAAGGTCAACGACACCCAGACCGACAGCATGCCCGGCGCCACGATCGACCTGGGCGGCGTGGCGCGCACTACGCAGGTCGGCGCCAACCAGGTGCTGGGCTTCACCGAGGCGCCCAAGCAAACCGTGGTGGAGCTGACCGTATCCATCAAGCGCGGCTTCGACCCGCTGAGCCTGCATGTCGACGATGCCAACATCGTCTTCTCCTGCGACACCGGCCAGGTCTATACCGTGGCGCACGCCTGGTCGACCGCCGCGCCGGTCATCGACTCGGGCGCCGGCACGGCCAAGTACACCTTCGAGGGCCAGGCCGCCGTGCAGGTGATCGGATGAACCGGCTCACTGTCGAAGGCACGCTCAAGCACGGGCTGACCCTCGAAGGCCAGGCGCAGAAGGACTTCGTGCTGCGCGAGGCGCTGGCCGAGGATCTGTTCGCCGCCGAGGGCGACGCCTCGCCCGATCGTCCGATGACGTTCCGCTCCGCACTGCTGGCCCGCCAGCTGGTCAGCCTGGGCACCTACACCGGTCCTTTCACGCTGGCCATGATCGGCAAGCTGCGCGCCGCTGACATCACGGTCCTGATGAACAAGCAGCGGGAGCTGGACGCGCTGGGGGAAGACGAACAGCCCGGCTCCGAGACCGCCTAGACGCCGAGCTGTTCCTTGCGCTGAAGACCGGATGGACGCCGCAGCACATGCGGCGTTTGCCTGAGGCGGAATTCCAGTACTTCGTGGACCGATTGAGCGACATCCAGAACCAAGATGGCTGAGACCCTCACCCTTGCCGCACGCCTGTCGCTGGAATCCCGCCAGTGGATGCAGGGGCTGGGCCAAGCACAGGGCGGCCTGCAGAAGTTCGTCAGCCGCGCGCGCGCGGAGGTGGCCCAGCTGCGCGGCTTCATGAACTCGACCACGGGCGTGCTGACGCAGCTGGGCCTGGGCATCGCGGCGGTCAGCACGGTCAAGCATTCGGCGCAGACCGATCAGTCTCTGACCCGCATCAAGCAGACGGCCGGACTCACGACCGACCAGGTCACGCAACTGCGTGGTGAGCTGCACCGCATGTCCCAGGCCACGGGCAACGACTTTGATGCCCTGCGCGAGGGCTTTGACAAGCTGGTCGCCGGCGGCCTGGACTTCAATCAGTCGCTGCCGACCATCAAGGCGATCAACGATTCGATGCGGGTGACCGGCGCGGAAGCCACCACCTTGGCCGGCGCGCTGCAGAGCGCGCAGGCTAACTTCCAGTTCGACCTCACCCAGCCCAAGATGGCGGCGGATCTGCTGGACCAGATGACCGTGGCAGGGCGCGCCGGCGTCATCGAGCTGGAGGATCTGTCGGGCGTGTTCGCCAGCGCGGCCGGTAACGCCAACAAGGCCAAGCTCTCGTTCGAGCAGACGTTGGCAGTGATCGAAGGCCTGGCAACGGCGACGACCAAGGATCGCGTCGGCACGCTGGTGGACAGCACGCTGCGACTGTTCACCAATGCCAACTACATGAAGGAAGCCCAGAAGGCGACCGGCGTGAAGTTCTTCGACAAGGCGGGCGCGCGACGCAATCCGCTCGACATCCTGACCGACATCCAGGGGCGCTACAACGCCTTGGGCACCGACAAGGACCGCTTCAAGTTCCTTAGCGCAGCATTCGGCAAAGCCGACCAGGACACCATCAAAGGCATCCAGCAGGCGCTGTCCGGCAATCAGCTGGCCAACATCCGCTCGATCGCCGCGGAGGTTGAGAAGGCGCGCGGTACCACCGGCCGCGACTTGCCCGAGGCGATGAACAACGCTGTCGCCCAGGGCGGCGTGCTGAAGGAAACCCTCGCGACCGTCGGCGACCAGATCAGCCAGCCCATCAACAAGGCGTTGGCCGAGACGATCAAGACGCTGACCGGCGCCAAGGACAAGGGTGGCCTGGGCCTGGACGGCTGGCAGCTGCTGGGCGGCGGAGCGCTGGCCGCCGGCGGCGCCTATGTCGGCGGCCGTGCCGCGCGCGGCGTGCTGGGCAACCTGCTGTCCAAGTTCGGTGCCAACACCGCCTCGCTGGGCGCAGGCGTGGTTGCGGGCAAGGCGCTGAAGGACGCTGGCGCCGCGACGCCCGTCTACATTGTGGGCGCCGCGCCAGGTCTGTTCAGTGGCCTTGGCGGTGGCGGCGTGCTCGATGCCCTGGGTGGCAAGGCGAAGAAGGGGGGGCTCGGTGGCGCCCTGGCCACGTTGGGCAGCCGGGTCGCGCTGCCGGCGGCGCTGCTGGCGCCCGTGCTGTCGCGCTATGCCGGCACGCTGACTGACGGCATGGACGACAGCACCCTCAAGCAGGACGTGTCCAGCACCATGCGCCGCGGCCGCGGGCGCGGTTTGCTGGCGGCCGCCAATCGGGCCAACGCCGCGGCGGCGCAGCGCGTCGAGGGTGAGATCGCCGTCGAGGTGACCGTGCGCCCGGATGGGCGGTCGGTGGGGCGCGTCACCTCCATGAAGGGCATCGCCTCGGCCACGGTCAACAACCGTTCGAACGGCGCTGGAACGGGCCGCATGATGGAGCCGAAGCGATGAGCTGGCGCGAGCAGCTGCAGCCGGCATCCTTCCGCGGCGTGCCCTTCCATGTGCTGGGCGACACCGCGTCGTTTGGCCGGCGCACCGTGCCCCACGAGTACCCCTTCCGCGACAAGCCGTTCGTCGAGGATCTGGGCCGCCGCGCGCGCACCATGCGCATCGACGCGGTCATCGTCGGCGCCGACTACATGGCCGGCCGCGATGCGCTGATCGAGGCGATCGAGCGCGCTGGCCCGGGCAAGCTGGTCCACCCGCAGTACGGCGAGCTGCAGGTCAGCGTGATCGACGATGGCCTGTCGATCCAGCACAGCAGCCAGGAAGGTGGCTGCTGCCGGATCACCTTCGCCTGCATGGAGTCGGGCGCGGCGACCTTCCCCAACGCCAGCACCGCCACCACCGCAGTAGTGGAGCAGCGCGCAACGGCGGCCAACGCGACGCTGGGCCAGGGCTTCCTGGACCGTTTCAGCGTGTCGCTGCTGCAGTCCTTTGGCGTGGACGATGCGGTGGCACGCGCCGGCCGCTGGCTGGACGCAATCGATGGCAAGGTCAGCGTGGCGCCGGGCGTGGTGATCGACGGCCTGAGCGTGCTGGCCGGGGACCTGACCGGCGCGCGCACCTCGCTCAATGCGCTGCTGGGCTCGCCGTCCGACTTCGTGGCCACCGCCAGGGCGCTGGTGGGCGCGATCGTCGGGGCACTGGACGTGCGCCAGGCCGTGGGCGTGCTGGTCGACCTGGTCGGCTTCGGCAACGGCGAGACGGTCATCACCACCAACACCGCCACGCGCCAGGCAATGGCCACCAATCGCGCGGCGTTCCTGGAGTATGTGCATGGCCTTGCTGCCACCCAGGCCGCCACCGCGCTGACGCAGGTCGAGTTCACCGACTACAGCGATGCGATCGCGCTGCGCGACCAGGTGCTGCAGGCGGTCGACGCGGTGGCCGACACGACCCGCGACGACGCGCTGTACCAGACGCTGACCAGCCTGCGCGCCGCAGTGGTGCGCGACGTGGCCGACCGGGGCGCCGACCTGGACCGCCTGATCATCATCACCCCGCCGGCCACGCTGCCGGCGCTGGTGCTTGCCTACCAGGTCTATGGCGATGCCGGCTACGACCTGGAGCTGGTCAGCCGCAACGCGGCGAGCATCCTGCGCCCTGGCTTTGTGCCGGGTGGCGTGCCGCTGGAGGTCGCCGTCGATGCCTGAGCTGGCGCTGGTCCTGGGCGGCACGGCCTATGGTGGCTGGACCTCCATCTATGTGCACCGCAGCCTGGAAGAGGTCGCGGGCAGCTTCGAGCTGTCGCTGACCGAGCGCTGGCCCGAGCATGAGCAGCCGCTGGTCATCCAGCCTGGCGCGGCGTGCGTGGTGACGATCGACGGCAAGCCTGTGATCACCGGCTACGTCGATGCCGTCGACCAGGGCTACGACGCCACCAACCACACCCTCAACGTGAGCGGCCGCGACAAGACCGCCGACCTGGTGGACTGTTCGGCCACGTTCGGCAAGGGCGAATGGCGCAATGCCAAGCTGGACCAGGTCGCGCGCGACCTGTCCTCGCCGTTCGGCATCACCGTGCGCGCCAGCGGCGACCTGGGCGCCCCGTTCCCGTCCTTCGCGATCGAGCCGGGTGAATCTGCCTACGACTGCCTGGAGCGTGCTGCGCGCCAGCGCGGCCTACTGCTGGCCAGCAACGGCGCCGGCGAGCTGGTGGTGGGTCAGGCCGGTACCGGCAAGGTCGGGACTGCGCTGCGCAGCGGCGAGAACCTACTCAGCGGCGCCGTGCGCAACGACAACGCTTCGCGCTACAGTCAGTACACCGTCCTGGGCCAGCGCGCCGGCAGCGACCTGGTCAGCGGCGCAGCGGCCGCGCACGTCAAGGCGCAGGCCACTGACACCGGCGTCGCGCGCTTCCGTCCGCTGGTGATCGTGGACGAGGACCAAGGCGACATGGCCTCGTTCCAGCGCCGGGCCAAGTGGGAGGCCAGCGTGCGCGCGGCGCGTGCCTTGACCTACACGGCACTGGTCCAGGGCTGGACCCATGCCTCGGGCCTGTGGGAGACCAACACACTTGTGCAGGTGTACGACCCGGTGCTGCGCCTGGCGCGCGAGCTGCTGGTGCGCGACGTGGACTACGGGCTGGACGCCAGCTCCGGTCAGGTGAGCCAGCTGGTGCTGACGCCGGCCGAGGCCTACTCCATCCTGAAGATGCCGGCCAAGCAGAAGGCGCCGCGGCGCAAGAAGCGCCGCGACAGCGACGACGAGGACGCGTTCTGATGAGCGGCCTGTCCACCAAGCTACGCCTGGTCATCAGCCGCGCCGTGCTGACGCTGATCAAGGACGATCCCAAGCTGCAGGAAGTGCAACTGGCGCTCCTCGACGGCGAGTCGCGCGCGATCGCCGAGCGCTTCCAGCAGTACGGCTTCACCAGCGTTCCGCTGGAAGGCGCCGAGGCGATCGCCGTGGCCGTGGGTGGCTCGCGTAGCCACATGGTTGTGCTGGCCACCGACGACCGCCGGCACCGCAAGAGCGGTCTGCAGCCAGGCGAGGTGGCCATCTACACCGACCAAGGCGACACCATCCACATCAAGCGTGGCGGCGAGATCCTGATCACCGCCAGCAGCAAGGTTCGCGTGGAGTGCCCGCGTGCCGAGCTGTCCGGCGATCTGCAGGTAGAAGGCAACATCACCTGCGACGGCAACGTCAGCGACGTCAACGGCTCGATGCAGGAGATGCGCGACACCTACAACAGTCACAAGCACGCGGGCGTCCAGAGCGGCAGCGGCAGCACGGCCACGCCCACGCAGGGGATGTCCTGATGGATATCCTCACCGCCACAGACAACGCCAGCGGCGCGGTCCGGCTGGACTATCAACTCGCGGCGCCAGGCCTGGCGCAGGACGACGGCCTGCAAAGCGCCGTGATCGTCAGCCTGTTCACCGACCGCCGCGCCGGCGATGACGACACGCTGCCCGATGGCAGCGACCGCCGCGGCTGGTGGGGCGACAGCGTCGCCGACGAGACGGGCGACCAGATTGGCAGTCGCCTGTGGCTGCTGCGCCGCGAGAAGGCCAGCGACCAAACCCTGCAGCGCGCCCAGCAGTACGCGCGCGAGGCGCTGCAGTGGCTGGCGGACGACGGCGTGGTCAAGCGCGTGGACATCACGGCCGAGTATCAGCGCCTCGATGGCAGCGGCCGCACGCTGGCCCTGCAGGTCATCCTCACCCGGCAGGACGGCAACACCATCCGTTACCGCTTCGCCAACTTCTGGAGCAACATCAATGGCGCTTGAGCGGCCCACCCTGCCCACGATCGTCGATCGCGTGGCCACCGACATCGAGTCGCGCCTGGAGGGTAGTGATGCACGCCTGCGCCGCTCCAACGTGGCCGTGCTGGGCCGCGCCCTGTCGGGCGCCGTGCACGGGCTTTATGGCTTCGCCGTGCGGCAGGCCGAGCAGTACGTCATCACCAGCGCCACCGGCAGCATCCTGGACCGCTGGGCGGCCATCTGGGGCATCACCCGCAAAACCGCCAGCAAGGCCAGCGGCGTGGCCACCTTCAGCGGTACCGCCGGCACGCAGATCCCGGCCGGCACGGTGGCCAGCCGTGCCGACGGCAAGCAATACGCCACACTGGTGGTCGGCACACTGAGTAGTGGCGGCACGGCGACGATCAGCATCCAGGCCGCCGACGCCGGCGCCGAGACTAACGCGGCAGCTGGCACGGTGCTGACCGTCGCCGCCCAGGTGGCTGGGCTCAACGCCACCGCAGTGGTGGGCAGCGGCGGCTTGTCCAACGGCGCCGATGCCGAGGGCGATGACGATCTGCGCGCGCGTCTGGTGGCGCGCATCCAGGACCCGCCGCAGGGTGGCGCGGCGACCGACTACGAGCAGTGGGCGCTGGAGGTGGCCGACGTCACCCGCGCCTGGGTCTATCCCAACCGCATGGGCGGCGGCACGGTCGGGGTGATGTTCGTCTGCGACAACCTGCCCAATATCATCCCTACCCAGTCAAAGGTGGACGAGGTCAAGGCCCACATCGAGACCGTGCGCCCGGTGACCGCGGACGTGTACGTGTTCGCTCCGGCGTCCTACGCGGTCAACTTCACCATCCACGTGACGCCTGACACCGCAGCCGTTCGAGCGGCCGTTGAAGCCGAGTTGAAAGACCTGTTCGCGCGCGAATCCCAGCCCGAGGTCACGATCTACAAGACCCATTACGACGAGGCGATTAGCTCCGCCGATGGCGAGACCGATCACCTGGTCAGCGTGCCTGCCGGCAACGTGGTGCCGCCGGCCGGCACCATCCCGATGCTGGGGACCATCACGTGGGTCTGACCGCGACCGACTATCGCCACCAGCTGCAGCAGCTGCTGCCGCAGGGGCTGGCATGGCCGCGCGAGCCGCAGGCGGTGCTGACCCAGCTGCTCGAGGCGCTCGCCGTCGAGCTGGCACGCGTGGACGACTACTTCGGCAGCCTGGTCGACGAGCTGATGCCGGACACCACCACGCAGCTGCTGGCCGAATGGGAGAAGGTCACCGGCCTGCCGGGCGTGTGCTCGGACGAGGTGCGCGATACGCCGCAAGCGCGGCGCCTGGACATCCTGAGCAAGCTGGCGGCCAGCGGCGGCGCTTCGCGCGCCTACTTCATCCAGATCGCGGCGACCTACGGCATCAGCGTCACCATTACGGAGTACCGCCCCTTCCGGGCTGGTATCTCGCACGCCGGCGATCCGCTCACCAACGGCTACTGGCCTTTCACCTGGCGGGTGCTGGTGCCGGGCCTGTCTACTGGAGACGGTAGCCGCGCGGTGCTGGAGTGTCTGTTCAACGCCATCAAGCCGGCGCACACCATCGTCATCTTCGACTACAGCAAGCCCGCCCTGCTGCGCACCGCCAGCGGAGCGGTCCTGCGCCAGGCAGGCGGCGACATCCTCAGCGTTGCAGCGAGCATCGAGCTATGAGCCAACCGATCACCCAACTTCCCATCGCCGTCAGCGGCATCGCCGACATGCAGGCATTCCCTGATGCTGCCGGGGCGCGGCATTACGGCGTCAAGGATGGCGCCGACGGCTACAGCCAGGGCGGCGCTGCCGGCGGCCTGGCGACGCTGGGGAGCGACTCAAAGGTTCCAGCGAGTCAGCTGCCCGCCGACCTGGCGCGCACCGGTGATCTGTCGGGGTTGGCGGCGAAGACGGACCTGGCCGCGTATGCCAAGAACCGCAACGTCGTCACCGCGCTGGCGGTGGTTTCTGGCGTCGTCACAGTGAACTGCGCGCTGGGTGACTACTTCACCCTGTCCCCGACTGCCAACGTGACCGGTTGGTCGTTCACCAACGTCCCCGTTGGCTGCTCGGTGATGATCCGCATCGCGCAGCCGAATCCGTACAAGGCCGTTGCCGCTCCGACGGCGACCTACACGACCTCGAGCAAGACCATCACCACCAAGAACAATGCGGTCGACGTGCTGGCGATGACCACCTTTGATGGTGGCAACAGCTGGGTGGGCACGCTTGCCAACGTCGTGGCTGGCACCTGACCCGAGGAAAGCACATGCACCGCATCGATACATCTACGGCAACGGCCGACCACAAGTTCACTGAAGGCAATCCCCAGTCCGGCGTGGCTCCCACGGTCGTGTCGGCTGACATACTCAACGCTTTTCAGGAAGAGCTGGCACACGTCGTCGAGCAAAGCGGCCAGGCACTCAACAAGGCCGACAACACCCAGCTGTGGCAGGCGCTGGCCAGCCTGGCGATCAGCATGGCCACGACCACCGAGGCAGGCAAAGTTGAACTTGCCACTGTGCAGGAAGCCATCACCGGAACGGACACCGTGCGAGCCGTGACCCCGGAGGGCCTGGCCGGCGGCGTGCAGGCCGTGATGGCGACGAACAGCGAGGTGGCCGCAGGAACGTCCACGAAGAAGGCGGTCACGCCTGCTGGCCTGGCATCGCTCTTGTCCTTCGGCGCCAATTACGTTCGTCTGGGCAACTTCATTCTGCAGTGGGGATCTGGCTCGATTCCTAGCAGCGGTGCGCATGGTGCCTCGCTGCCGGTCACGTTTCCAACTGCGATGGCTACGTGCTTACACGTCTCCCCCGTCGGCACCAAGGCCGCAATCAGCGCGGCTGGCGTCGCTGGCGTGTTCACGCCTTCTGGCATCTCCGGCACCGGGTTCACCTGCAACGTGAACACCAACGTGGACGACACCAACAGCCAGTGGAACATGAATCAGGCGGCGACCTTCACCTGGTTCGCGATCGGGACGGTGGCCCAATGAGTGGCCTTGTCGGGCATCGCGGAATGCTCTTGTCGGTCGTGCCTGCCGTGGCGGCTGGCTTTCGGTACTTTCGCCTGGTCGCCCCTGCGGGGTCGATCGCAGACTCTCAGTGGCAAGTCGGCGAGTTCAGAATCTTCGACGCGGCTGGCGTTGCATACCCGCAGTTCACCATGACCAGCAACAACACATCGGATCCCGCATCGAGCACGGTAGTATCGGCGAACCATATCCTCGACGACTTCTATGGTCCCTGGCGTGCCTTTGATCGCGGCGCGACCGAGGCCCATAACTTTCCCTTTATCGGCGATAGCAGCGGCGGAGGGATGATGTACTTGCAGGTCGATTTAGGCTCCGCAGTGTCCGTCGTGGCCGCTAAGTTCGGCGTCGTACCTGCATGGAGTTCGACGAACAATGCGAACGCACTCCAGTTTTACGGATCAAAGACTGGGGCCTTTTCGGGCGAACAGACCCTGCTAGCCAGCTACAGCAACATCACCGGCTGGGTTGGTGATCAAGAGCGCGAGTTCTTGGTCAACTGATCAGGTCAAGACAGGGCGACGAGCCGATGCCGGCAAGCATCGACCCGCCGCCGCAACACGCCAGATCAGCCTGGCGGAATTGGCCGAAGACCCTGCGCTCCCGCGAGAGCAGGACAAGTCTGCAGGCCGCCATTCCCACAGGCTGAGATCCTTGAAAACGCAGACCCTGATTCCCTGGCCAGGCGGAAAGAGCCGCCTGGCTGTCCAGCTCCTCCCGCTCTTTGACAACACGCACAGGACATACTGCGAGCCCTTTGCCGGCGCGGCTGCCATGCTTTTCCTACGGCCCGAGCCGGCCAAGGCCGAGGTGCTCAATGACATCAATGGCGAGCTGGTCAATCTGTACCGCATCGTGAAGCATCACCTCGACGAGCTGGTGCGCCAGTTCCGCTGGCAGCTCACAGCGCGCGAGGAGTTCCAGCGGCTGCTGGCAACGCCGGCGGAGACCCTCACGGATGTACAACGGGCGGCGCGGTTCCTGTACCTCCAGAAATTGGCCTTCGGAGGCCGCGTGGCTGGCCAGACGTTCGGTGTCGATCGCCAGGGCCCAGCGCGCATCAATCTGCTGCGGCTCGAAGAAGATCTGAGCGCTGCGCACCTGCGATTGGCCAGGGTCACGATCGAGCGCCTGCCGTGGGCCGAATGCATGGCCCGCTACGACGGCCCTGAGGCTTTCTTCTTCGCAGATCCGCCGTACTGGCAGACCGCTGGCTATGGCGTCGAGTTCGGCCTCGAGCAGTACTCCGCGCTGGCGGACACCATGAGAGCGATGCGGGGACGGTGCCTGCTGACGGTTAACGACCATCCGGACATGCGCCAGGCGTTCGCGGGCTTCCGGATCAAGCGGCTGGCCGCCCGCTACAGCATCGGCCGCTCAGCAGCCTCCAAGGCCCAGCAGCGCGGTGAGATCGCGGTTCTGAACTGGTAG